TTGACAAGATGAAGAAGTTCTTTAATAAGAAGACATACAAGATGCGAGTTCGTGGGCAGCACATCAAGCCTGAGTTAAGAGGTACAGGTGCTACCTATTGGGGTCAGAACTTAGATGAGTCCACTCACATGAGAATATATATTGAAGCAAAGAAAGGAGATTAAATATGTGGCATAGAATAATAACACACTTCGAGGAGAAGTATGGAGAGAGTACCAAGTTTGATTTAGACTATGGTAAACTACTCATTATAGCATTGTGCATTTACATAGCAGTAAATGTATGAACTTACATGACCTAGTACACAAGTACTATTTGTCTAATGATTTCAATGTGTTAGCTGATAAAACTAAACATGATTATCAATATTGTGCAGGAGTTTTATTGGCTACTGAAGTTGATGGCAAAAGTTTGTCAGAAATAAGGCTGACTAAAATGACAGGTGCAATAGCTCGAAGAGCTTACGAGCAATGGCTTGGTCGAGGAATCTATCAGGCTAATGCTATCACATCTGTAGCACGTAAGGTGTATTCCTTTGGTATGGAGATGGGTTATGCTGAGAGCAATCCGTTTGCTACCTACAAGAGGAAGACACCTCATGCACGTAATACTGTATGGACAAAAGACCAAGTGACACAGTTCTTAGACGTAGCTTATGCTGATTTTAAGTACAGAAACTTGGGATTGATAGTACAAATGTCCTATGAATGGTGTCAAAGGGTAGGTGATATGCGAATGTTACAGTTTTCTAACATAGATTTTGATAAATGTGTGTTAAATTTGCAACAGTCTAAGAGAAGAAGTGTAGTACACCTACCAATTTCTCTTGACTTATTGGAAATGCTCAAGCAACAGAAGGATGAATACGATTTTCAACCCTATGTTGCACCCTATCCTACTGCAATGAAGGGTAAATACTCGCCATATACCATGCAAAGGCTATCAAAAGTAGCACGATTGGTCATAGAACAGGCAGGATTACCTGATGACTTACGTATTTCTGACCTGAGAAGGACAGGAACTACAGAAATGGTGGAAGCAGGGGTGTCTATGGGTCAGATTATGTCTGTTACAGGACATGCTAACCCTCAATCTGTGAAACCTTACATGAAAAATACGTACGCTAGTGCAGAAAGTGCATTGACAATGCGAAATAATCATGGTAAAAGCATTTAAATGCCGACAAGGAGAGTGATATATGAATATAAATACATACATTAGTGACTTAGATATAGGAATAGGAGAGAGTAAACGTCTTAACTGTCCTATTTGTAATGGTTACAAGACATTTACTGTGACCAATAACATGGGTCAGATGCTATGGAATTGTTATAAGTCTTCCTGTCAGCTATCAGGCTCTAAACGTATGCCATTGTCAGCTAATGACATCAAGGTGCATACCCAAGTGACTGAAAAGAATAGTGAACCTTTCGTAATGCCTGAGTATATAGTGCCTTACGACAGGGAAAACTACTATGACATACCCAATGACAGGCTCATGTATGATGTGAAGGAACATAGAGTTGTGTTTCCTGTGATACATGAAGGCAGAGTTGTTGATGCCAATGGTAGGTCACTAGGAAAAAGAATACCTAAATGGAAACGATATGGAAAAAGTGACTTGCCTTTTGTCGCAGGACATGGTAAGGTCGCAGTAGTTGTTGAGGATTGTGTAAGTGCTTCCGTTTTAGATAGTGAAGTATATGTTGGGGTAGCAGTATTGGGTACGTCATTGTCAGAATCTCATAAGAAGTATCTCTCACGATTCTCAACAGCAATAATAGCACTTGACCCTGATGCTCTACCCAAGACTATGGCATTTGCAAAAGAACTAAGAGCCTATGTAAATGATGTCAAGGTGCTAAGACTAGAAGACGATTTGAAATATAAGAAGAGGAACGATATAGAAAACTTAATTAACTTAACCCCAAAGGAGAACCAATATGGAACTATCCCTACTACGTAGCTTGATGAATCAAGAGTTTTATACCGACCATCGTGGCTCTAAATGTCCTGACCGACTATTTAGTAAAGATGCTAGGAAGTTAAAGCACACGATTGATTATGCTATGAATAAATATAAACGAGATGTAACACCTGATGAGGTGGAAGCATTGTTCATGGCGAACAATCCATCTATGACTACTGCACAGAAGCAGGGGTATAGTTCTCTGTTCAACACAGTAAAACGTGAGCAACCTATGGGTACTGACGTGGCACAGGATGTGTTGTCTAAGCTATTCCAACAGGTCATAGGTGAAGACATAGCAAATCTAGGATTTGATTACGTCAATGGTGCAGAGAAAAGTCTTAAGCCATTACGTGATTTACTAGAGAAGTATAATGACAACTTCTTGCCTGAAGTAAAGATTGAATGGGATGATATATCCTTTGATACCATCATGGCTAAACAATCTGTACAGATGAAGTGGACATTCAATATACCTGAGATGGCACGTAAGATAGAAGGTGTTAATGCAGGATACCTTATTGAAGTAGGAGCAAGACCTAATACAGGTAAGACTTCTTTCCATGCATCCATGTTGGTAGGACCTAATGGTATGGCTAGGCAGGGTGCTAAGTGTGTAGTGTTGTGTAACGAGGAATCCTATGACCGAGTTGCTTTCAGATACATACAAGCATCAACAGGCTTCCCTAAAGAAAAGATACAGGCTAATATACATGAAGCTAAACGTATCTATCAAGATGTCACTAAAGATGTAAAGATTAAAGATGTTAGTGGCGAAGACATGACTTGGGTTGAGACTATGTGTAAGTCAGAGAGACCTGACATAGTTGTACTTGATATGGGAGATAAGTTTGCTAGGCAGGGTAGCTATGCTAGACCTGATGAGATGCTTAAAGCTAATGCTATATATGCTAGACAGATAGCTAAGACATATGGCTGTGCTATATTCTATATGTCACAGTTGTCTGCTGAAGCTGAAGGTAGACAGGTTCTTAACCAAGCCATGATGGAAGGCTCACGTACAGGTAAGGCAGCGGAAGCTGACTTGATGTTATTGATTGGACAACCTGCTCAAGTAGAAGGGGTTGACGAACAGTCAACTTTAAGGCATATTAATGTTGTTAAGAATAAAGTAACAGGATGGCATGGTATGATTAATTGTAACCTTGATTATAGAATCGCAAGGTTCACAGCATAGAGGAGTAAGATATGAAACTTACATTAGATGTAGAAAACACTGTCACTAAACGTGATGGTAAGATGTATCTCGACCCATTCGAGCCTGACAATAAGCTTGTCATGGTAGGATGTTTGACAGATAAAGGAGAAGAATATTTATATAGAGACAACTTCGATGGTGTACAAAGACACCTAGATGAAGCTACTATATTAATAGGACACAACATAGCATATGATTTAATGTGGCTATGGGAGTGTGGCTTCAAGTATGATGGTCCTGTGTTTGACACAATGCTAGGCGAGTATGTCCTGCAACGTGGACAGAAAGAACCATTATCACTAGAAGCTTGTGCTGAAAGGTATGAGTTAGATACTAAGAAGCAGGATACCTTGAAAGAATACTTCAAGCAAGGTGTGGGTGTTGATGAGATACCACCTGAAGAATTATCTTCTTACCTGTCAGCAGACTTACATGCAACACAGCAGTTAGCCGAGAAGCTAAACAGAAGATTGTTGACTACAGATTCAGCATTAATGGAATGTGTTGTACTTACTAATAGGGTGTGTGTCACTCTTGCCCACATATACAACACAGGATTTGCTGTAGATGTAGAGAAGTTGGATGAGGTTAAGCTTCAGTTTGAAGCAGAGAAGCTTGAGATAGAAAAGCGATTGCAAGTTCAGATAAGAAAACTTATGGGTGACACACCTATTAATCTTAATAGTCCAGAGCAGATGTCTTGGGTTATATACAGCAGAAAGCCACATGATAAAACTATGTGGGCAAATGCCTTTACTCCTTACATGGACAAGGCACACTTCAATGATGTTGTATCAAGAAACTCTGATATTGTATTAAAAACAAAAGCTGTGTCATGTAGAGAATGTAATGGCACAGGACAGATAAGAAAGGTTAGAGTAAATGGAACTCCTTACGCAAATACCACTAAGCACATTGACTGTGGTGGTAATGGTTATACTCTTCAATCTCTTGGATTAGTAGCAGGATTGAAGTTTAAAGCACCAAGTTCTAAGTGGATATCTGCTAATGGATTTGGTGTGTCTAAGACGAACTTAGATATGTTACAGAGCATGGCTAAACGTACTAACATGACAGATGCTGTCAACTTTTTAACGGATGTTAAACGTTTATCAGCTTTGGACTCATACCTAAGTTCTTTTGTAGAGGGTATCAAAGCACACGTTAAGACAGATGGTAAGCTTCATGTGAGGTTATTACAGCACAGGACAGCGACAGGTAGGTTTAGTGGTGCTGACCCTAATATGCAGAATATGCCTAGAGGTGGTACGTTTCCTGTTAAGAAGGTATTCGTATCACGTTGGAAGGGTGGCAAGATACTTGAAGCTGACTTTGCACAGCTAGAGTTCCGAGCCGCGGCATATTTATCTCAAGATAAGGTGGCAATGGATGAAGTTTCTACAGGGTTTGATGTTCACTCGTATACGTCTAAAGTTATTACAGATGCAGGTCAACCGACTTCTAGGCAGGATGCGAAAGCACACACATTCGCACCACTCTACGGAGCAACAGGCTTTGGCAGAAGTAAAGCAGAAGCAGAATACTATGAACACTTTACCAAAAAGTACACAGGAATCAAAGCTTGGCACTCCAGATTGGCTAAAGAAGCTTTAGAGACAGGCAAGATATCCACACCATCAGGCAGAGAGTTTTCTTTTCCTGATGTACAACGAAGAATGAATGGCACAGTAAGCTTCTTCACACAGATAAAGAATTATCCTGTGCAGAGTTTTGCTACTGCCGACATAGTTCCCATCGTACTTATACAGATGGAGAACTTATTAGCCAACTACAAATCCTGTATTGTTAATTCAGTACACGATTCTGTAGTGGTTGATATACATCCTGATGAGATAACACAGGTGTTATACCTCATCAAACTACTCAATAGTAGTCTCCAATCTATTATTGAGAATCAGTTTAATATAGAGTTCAATGTACCATTATTACTTGAAGCAAAAATAGGTGATAATTGGCTTG